TTAGTTACTGCCGATGATAAGGCATATACCACTCACGTTATTGGTTTGAGCCTTAACCCCTATACGTAAAGAGCAGGTGGTCGCCGTAAAGTTTGTACAAACGCAACTTGCTGGATTGGATACTGGTCCTCCTATATGGAGGACTGTAACAGCAAGTGCATGTGCCATTTGTACTGGATAAGTTATTGTGGCATCAAAAATTTGTTCGCCGTTTAAGTAAAACGTATCTGTTGTTACCCACTGTTTAGATACAAATAACGACATACGCTACCATATCATTTGCATAGTTGCTACCATACCATGTATGCACAAGAAAGCTAGAGCCTGTACACACACCAAAAGATGATGACACGGCATTGATATTATCGCAGTTAGATGTTACTCCAATGAGAATTTTTGTGACCGAAATTGGTAATGATACAGATAACGATAGATTAGAGCTAATTGTCTTTTGGGTTCCCCACTGTATAAAGGATATAGTGAAGCATGGATGACAACATTTACTCTGGGATCCTTGGCGATTTTTAAAAGACAAGAAATGTAGCTAGAACGTCCAAATGAGCGCTTTTCGATAATATCCGAATCACTGAAAAGCGTTGATTCGGGCGTTTTAGCTAGAAACATTAGTAACAGAGATAATATTGCGCAATTCACACAGCTGTAGGCTTTGCATTGATGGCAACTAGAAACGTAATAGTAACAAATTACTTCAAAAGCTCGATGCATTTCCGAAGCTGCCTGATGCCTTTATGCGTGTACACACGCTCAGTCACATCGCCGCCAGCATGGCCTAGAATACGCCTTTTAGCGGTTTCATTAGCGCCTGCATTATCCAAAAGCGTTGCTACAGTGTGTCGACAGTCATGAGTTGTGTGGCCATCCGCATGGATTTCCGTCATGATGCGCCTCCACATGTCGCAATACCGGCTATAGCTGTATGGTTTACCTGCATGATCTGTAATGAGATACAGACCAGGGGAATGCATTCGAGCAATAATCAGCGGCTGGATGCGTTGGTGGATAGGGATAGTACGGATGCCTGCATCTGTTTTTGATCTGGTGATCCGAATCAGTTGCTGCCGAAGGTTGATGTCTGATTTTAAAAGAGCCAGCATTTCACCTACGCGCATTCCAGTATAAAGAAGGATCAATACAGTATCGGCACCAGGGGAATCCAAGACATTCCACAGTCGGTTAATCTTCTGCCGGCTGAAAGGCTTATGCGGATGCACTGGATGATTCCTCCCCAGGGAGAGCAGAGCTGCATAGTTCTTCCCTCCGGCTTCAATCTTCTCAGCATAAGCAGACATGAGTGAAATTAGGGAACGGACCTTCTTCGCACTAGAATACGAAAGGCCATCCTTCCGCATTTCATCAATGATCCTTTGGCAGTCACTATATTTGATTTCAGCATAAGGCATCCCATGCAGCACAGAGCAATGCTGGAAAGCATTTTTATATCCACAGATAGCGCTGGCAGATGGATTTGTATCAGCAATGTGACGGGACAACCACCTATGATATAGTTCTTCGAATGTTAATTTGTGGTCAGCAAGGGAGGAATTTCTATGGACTTTGTTGTAGTCTGCTGCATAAATCTCCGCTTCTACCTGAGTCGCAAAGTATTCAACCGGCTTCTGCCTACCATGCTCAGATACTACAAAGACAAACGGCCGCCTCCGGCGGCCAGTGAGATGCTTAATTGATCCATACCCGTTTGGTTTTCGCATGTTATCAATCCTTTCAGGAGGTAGAAAATGAAAGACTACTTAATTAAGTTTAACAGTGACGGACGAAGAGGCACCACATATGCCGATGGAGTCCATTATTATGTCGATTCAGATGGGAATGTCACTGACGGAAGTGTTAAAGTGCAGGATCTCATTAATCAGGGCTATGTGTTTGTCAACACAGACGATTATAATAACCTGCTTGGAAATAATTCGGATAAGAAAGAGTATTGCCGGCAGAGTGATGGAACCTTTGCGCCTTATGTAGCACCGGAACCAACTGCTGCAGAAAAGAAAGCATCTGCTATTGCTACGATTAAAGCGAAGTACCAGCCGACTTTGGACAACCTTGTAGAAGCAAGGGTAAAAGCAGCTATGCTGGGCGCTGATACAACTAAGATTGACAGCCAGTATAAAACCACGCTAGCTAGCATGACTGCGGAAATCAAGAATGCATAGAGGAGGGATAAATCATGGAATTTTGCGAATATTGCGGTAACCTTTTAAATGAAGACGGACGCTGCCCATGGGATGGATGCCCACACAATGCAATCATCGACGCTATGGCAGAAGCCAAAGCAGCCGATGAGAAGAAAGATAAGAGTGAGGACAAAACCTGATGGAATTCATGGGGCAGATTTACTGGTACGCTTACAAATCAATTTGCAACATTACAACAGGATGGCCATTCAAACTGGCTGGCGGAGCAGTGCTACTAGTCGTTGCACGGCATGCCGCCTTATTTACGGCTTTTTCACTGCTCGTTGTACTTGATTTATTCGCTAAATTCATTGCGTTGTCTTACGAGATGATAAAAACTCAGGGCACTGAAAGCCCATCGCTGCTGGAATCAATCAAAGCGATCCCAGAAGCACATCGGCAGCGGATTATCAACTCGCATGAGATGAAGACGCAGTTTTCCGGGAAAGTTATTGTCTACATCATTGCTGTTATGGCAGCTGGAATTGTAGATTTTATAGTTGGCCATGCAAACTTTAGTCAGATAGTCATCGCTTACCTGGCATCGACGGAGCTTCTGAGCATCATCGAAAATCTTGACGATGCAGGCGTGTCAGCCGTGCATGAACTGGTGGGGTTGATTAAAAGGAAGAGGGTGTAAAGATGAATGTTATCGATTTATCAGACTGGAATGAAAATGTTGACTGGTCCCGCTTTATTGACCACGGTATCGGCGGAATTATCGTGAAAATTTCAGAAGGATGCACTCTTAGCGAACTGTTTGCGAAGAATATTGCGGGAGCCGCTGCCCGTGGGCTCCCGTGGGGCGTTTATTGTTTCTCTCATGCGCAGACGACTGATCGGGCGAAAGAAGAAGCCCAGACAGTAATCGACGCATTGGATACTTTAGGATATGGAATACCGGATTTAGGAATCTGGCTTGACATCGAGGCTCCAGAAGTAGTAGGGCAGAATGCTGATGACGTGACCGCAATTTGCAGCGCATTCATATCCGTTTGCAATGCCGCCGGCTATAGCGCCGGGATATATGCGAGTCTCTCAACATTGACAGACTGCATCAACGTTAATGAACTGGCCGACTATGTGCCGTACTGGTGCGCTCAGTATGCCGAAAAATGTGACTTCCTGGATTATTACCCTGACAATAGACTTGTAGGGTGGCAGTGCACAGACAGCTACATTATAGACGGGAACACTTATGATCTGTCAGTTTGGTACTAGGGAGGCTAGAAATTGTGGAGTATAAAAAACAGAAGCTGTGTGCTGTTGCTCTTGCTTGCGTTATTCTTCTTTCCGGCTTTGTATGGTTCTTCTGTGCAGGCAGAAGCGATGTATCAGATATCAGAGAGCGAGCTGACACAGTTAGAAGCGAACTTAAATCAGCTCGCGAAGAACAACGAAACCAAGCAGAATCTCTTGAACAAGCAGAAAATTCAAATAGAGATGCTCAACAGTCAATTAGAGAAAGCCAACAATCAGCTGGAAGAATCGAAGAAAGAAATACAGAAATCCAAGACATTGAACGAAGCGACGCAGAAATCATTAGAGAGAGCCAATCAATCCTTGACCGAGTTGGAGAAAGAGGCCCGGCACAAGGTACAGGTGAAGGCTAGGCAGCGCAATATATGGGCGGCCGTTGCCGTCATTGCCGTGGGGGCGGCTATCTCCCGGGGGTGA